AAAACCAAAACTAGTGTGAGGGCGGATCAATGGACATAGTGCGAACTGCAGTTAAACAGTTTTGGGTGGGGCATGGTGGGGCGGATGCTGTGGCGCGGCCTCTTGTTGTTTCAGGCTACGCACCTGAAATCGTGCTTAAAGGTGTACGGGTACGCGCGGCAACAGCCAATGGTATCGTGATCTATGTCGGTCGTGTCGGTGTTACGGTGGTCGATGGTTATCCGCTTCCAGCCGGCGAAGAGTTGGAGGTACAGGTCGAGGACATCAGTACGGTGTACATGATTGCTACGCCGGCTGGCAATTCACAGCAGGTCGTCACGCTTTCAGGTGATATCGTCGGTGAGACGTTTACCTTGACGCTGGATGGCGAGATGACTGATCCGATTGCTGTTGAGGCGACAGCGGGAACGGTGGAAGACGTATTGGAGGCGCTGCCGAATATCGGGGTGGGTAATGTTGCTGTCAGCGGCGATGCGGGCGGTCCGTATACTGTGGAGTTTCAAGGCACATTGGCGAAGACGGATATGTCTTTGATGATCGGCACTGATGGGGGCATCAACGAGAAGCAGACGGTCGCTATCGACGATGCCACTTCGTCTGGGACTTTCACGTTGACTTATAGCGGACAGACGACTGCGGCCATTGCTTATAACGCAACGGCCGCTGCCGTTCAGACCGCATTGGAGGATTTGTCCAACATCGCGGTTGGCGATGTGGAAGTGACAGGTGGTTCTGGTCCGAGCGTCGATTGGGTGGTCGAGTTCAAGGGCGCACTCGCTCTTATGAATGTCGACGCAATGACGGGTGATGGATCGTTGCTTGTAGGCGGTAGTACGACGGTGACAATCACAGAGACGCAGAAAGGCGACGCTGGCTTCACAATCACCATTACGAAGACGGATGCTAGTGCGGGCAGTCAGTTTTCCTGGATTGCGTGTTGATATGGCATCTTTAATTGGACCGCCGGGGCCACGTGGTGAAAGAGGTCCGAAAGGAGATCGCGGACCCAAAGGAGATCGTGGACTGCAAGGGTTACTAGGACCTGATGGGGGGGGCGTAGGACCGCCAGGACCGCCGGGACCGCCGGGACCATCGGGACCACGCGGTGAACGAGGTCCGAAAGGCGACTGTGGACCCATTGGTCTGCAAGGAAAACCTGGGTCCTACGCCGGCAAAGGGGATATTGGGCCACAAGGCGTTGCTGGTCTGCCGGGTGAAGTCGGGCCGCAAGGTGAAGTCGGGCCGCAAGGTGAAGTCGGGCCGCAAGGTGAAGTCGGGCCGCAAGGTGAAGTCGGGCCGCGAGGCGAAGTCGGGCTGCAAGGTGAAGTCGGGCCGCGAGGCGAAGTCGGGCTGCAAGGCATCCAGGGCGAGGTTGGGCCGCAAGGCATCCAGGGCGAGGTTGGGCCGCAAGGCATCCAGGGCGAGGTTGGGCCGCAAGGCATCCAGGGCGAGGTTGGGCCGCAAGGTGAAGTCGGTGCAACAGGCCCCACTGGTACTGGTGTATTGTTTACTGCCACAAATGACCAAGGTAGCGCGATCAATAGATGCCAACCTGTCTATGCAAAGGCAAACGGAAAAGTGGCACTCGCTGAGGCAAGTGCTGTTTTGACAGCCGATGTTATCGGATTTGTTGAAGACGCCTCCATTGCAGATGGCTTGGATGGTGCTATTCAGAATGCAGGCGTCTTGGTTGCAACTACCGACGAATGGGACGCTGTAACTGACGAAACTGGTGGTTTGACTGAAGGCGCTCGCTACTACTTGTCAACAACGGCTGGAAAGTTGACAGTAACACCGCCAACAGAAGTCGGAGAGATTCTGGCATCGCTTGGTGTAGCAATGGATACCACGCGATTAGTCATTAACATTCAGACACCAATTGAGATATAGGTAGGTGTAAGAATGGCTACTCGTCATCCTATTGTATTGGTGAACAGTAGACTTCAACAGTTGAAGACTGCTGATATTCTGGATGTTGGAGTCATGGCGGCCCGAAAACCGATTATCTCAGAGAGTGGTCGTCTACGTCAAGTGACTTGGCCAGAGCGATTGGCATACAATGCCTATATTTATACCGGTATTGGCAGCGGTATGCAACAACTTCGAGTTGCCGATCTCTTGGATGTTGCTCGTTTTCCCGAGTGGGAGCAGAACAGCAACAATGGATTGGCAATAATTCAAGCGTTGTCGATTTTGCAACGATGGGTGCCCAATGATGCGGCTCATGATACTGTTGCAAATCCTGATACCGCCAACTTACGGCATTGGATTGGAGGCGTTTTAGCACCAAATGGCTGTATCTACGGGATACCATATCAATGTCTGACGGCTCCAACGATATTGAAAATTGATCCTACTACCAACACTGCGACCATGTTTGGAGGTGTTGTCTCTACGCAGGGGACTGCGTGGGCGGGCGGTGTTTTAGCTCCGAATGGTATGATTTATTCTGTGCCATTTGGTGGGTCTACAATACTGAGGATCAATCCGGCAAATGACACGGTATCAACATTCGGAAGTTTTGCTACCGGAAGTAAGTGGTGGGGTTGTGTCTTAGCTCCAAATGGAATGATCTACGGGATTCCAACTGGCATTGCGACTATCTTAAAGATCAATCCAACGAATGACACGTATTCAACATTCGGAAGTCTTGGCACATCGCTAATGAAGTGGAAGGGCGGCGTACTAGCACCAAATGGTTGTATCTATGGGATTCCAGACCGTCGGGCATACGTGTTAAAGATTGATCCTGCCACAGATACAACTACGCTTTTTGGCGATCTTGGGACGGCAACATACAAGTGGCATGGTGGGGTTTTGGCTCCGAATGGTTGCATCTATGGTATCCCGGCCAGTAGTGCATCGGTCTTAAAGATTGATCCCACCACAGATACAGCGACAACTTTCGGTGATGTCGGAACAGCATCAAATAAGTGGGCAGGTGGGGTTTTGGCTCCTGATGGACGCATCTATGGTATTCCCTATCGTGACACATCAATTCTTGTAATTGATCCTGTGTCAGATACCGTAACGACTATTGGGAGCTACGGTGCTGAAGAGAAGTGGACAGGGGGTGTCTTAGCGCCAAATGGTCGGATATACGGGATTCCATTCAATCATCCACCGATTTTAAGGATTCGTGGTCAGTGGAATGTGTTTGAGGATTTCCCCCTCTCGCGGCATTTTAACAAGTTTTGATGGGGCTTGGGTGACGGTGACGCAATGACACTTTACGATGATGTTTACGGTGATCTGGAGGAGGCGGATGAGTATTTTGTCACCCGACTTCATGAGACGGCGTGGACGAATGCTACAGCAGCGGATCGTGGTAAAGCACTGGTTGCCGCGCGCACCATCATCGACACTCTGAACTACAAAGGCTACAAGAACAGCGTCTATCTTCTCTTGCAGGCGAACCCATCTGCTACGCAAGAGCAGATTCGAGTGGCCGAGGCGGATCAACTCTTGGAGTTTCCCAGGGGCAGTGATACTGAGGTGCCCGAGGCCATTCGCATCGCGGAGTACGAGATCGCCTACGCGCTACTGGACGGCAAGGACCCGGAATTGGAACTAGAGAATCTGGCCGTCAGTTCGATGGGGTACGGGGCGGTGAAGACGGCCTACGAGCGGTCGCAACTGCCTATCGAGCACATCATCAACATGGTGCCGAGTTCTGTCGCGTGGCGCTTGCTCAAGCCTTTCTTGCGCGACTCGGATGTTTTGAAACTTTCACGTATGAGCTAGCGGAGATATCTGAAATGGGTGTTATTGCGGATTTTCTCAATGCGGCGGTGACAATTGATACTACGCCTCCGATTGATCCATTGGATCGGCGCGCCTATCGTGAACTCATGGCGGTTCATGATTTTGAATTGTCTGCCGCTTTGCAGGCTGTCGATGAGGTTCAGTCAATCGCCATCTATGTCGAAACTGTTGATGGCGGTACCTTTGCACTAACAGTTACTTTGGTTAGTGGCGAGACCTTTACGACGGGCGACATTGCGTATAATGCCAATGCGGCAACAATTGAAACTGCGATTGATGTCGCTGCCACGTCGGCTGGTGTTGTTGGTTGGACGAACGGTGACATTTCTGTTGCCGGTGGTCCTCTTACCTCAACTCCTGTTACGTTGACGTTCGACGGTGCATCGGTCGAGGAAGCGAATCATGCTTTGACGGTGATCGACGGTGCCAAATTGACGGGCGGCGGTTCGGCAGGCGCGATCACGGTCACAACGGAGGGTCAAGCCGACCGGCTCGGGTATGCGATTTTGGTTGATCGCCTTGGCATCCTTCGTGGTACGGTGCCGGCGGAAGGTGTTGTCCCTTCGGCATTGGTTCAGGGCGCATCTGTCAGTGAGCGACGTTTCAGTGCGGAGACAATCAAGGCTATTGCGCTGGAAATTGCACTTGCTGAGCATAACGACGCCATTTATCCAGCACTTATTGGTGCTGCTCAAGTGTAGGTGAGTATCAAATATATTAAGGTGTCGAGTTCTGCCGCGTGGCGCTTACTTAAGCCTTTCTTGCGCGACTCGGGTGCCTTGAAGCTTTCACGTATTAGCTAGGCGGGTGTCTTAGCTACCTTTCACCGGTCTACGCCGGGCCAGGACCGTCAATACCCGATTGCGACGGGGTTCCTGTTGTTGTTCATCGGGGTTCGAGGAGTGCTGAATGTTCAGCGTTTTGTATTTGTCGCGTCCGTGGGTGTCATGTTTCGAGGGTGAGGATGCCGCTACTGCCGCCGCTGCCGCTGCCGCTGCCGCTGCTGCCGCTGCCGCTGATAGTGACGTGCGACCGCCTGAAGGATTCACGCCCGACCAGCAGAAGAAGTTCAACGATGCTCTTGCCGCCGACCGTCGCAAGCATCAGATGAAGTTCCAAGAGGTCGAGACCAAGCTGCAAAGAGCTTTGGAGAGCAATACGCTTACTGAGAGTGATCGTAAGGCTCTGCAAGACAATTTGGAAACGGTTCAGGGCCAGTTGCGCACGAAGGAGCAGCAGTTGCAGTTGGAAAAGCGCCAGTTGGAAGAGGCGTACCAGCAGAAGGTGATTGAGGCCGAGAAGAAGGCACAGGTCTGGGAAGCCCTTTTCCGGGATTCCACCATCGACAGGTCGTTGCAGGATGCCGCGGTGAAGCATGAGGCATTCAGCCCGGGACAGATTGTGACACAACTGCGCAGTCAGACGGAACTGGTGCCTGACGTGGACCCCACGACGGGCAAGCCCATCGGCACATACACGCCGATGGTCAAGATGCTGGATAAGGATGCGACGACTGGGGAAATGGTGAAGTGCTCACGGACCCCGGATGAAGCGGTCCAACGTATGAAAGAATTACCCGAGCAATGGGGCAACCTGTTTCGTTCCAATGTTGTCTCGGGGATCGGTTCCAGTTCGGTCACCGGCGGCCTCACGCCGGGTCAAGGCGGCAAGATCGACGTGCGGAAGTTGACTCCCCCACAGTATCGAGAGATTCGAGCCAAGAACCCTGAATTGCTCGGTCTCGCGCCCAAGCGCCGCTAAACTTCTCAGGGGTCGGTGAAAGGTTGCTCTGGTGACTGGTGAGCCACGTTGGCTGACAGCACCTTTGAGCGGAATTGAAAATCGGAGTGAACATCATGAATTCCCTCTACCTCTCTCGGCCCTTCGTGGCCTGCTACGCGAATGGTGACGGCAATCTTCTGGACGCCTACGTGCCCGAACTTTGGGCGCAGGAGGGTCTGGCCATCCTCGAAGAGAACATGGTCATGGCCAGCCTCGTCCATCGTGACTTCGAGAATGCCGTTGCCAAGTTTGGTGATGTCGTGAACACTCGGAAGCCCGGCGAGTTCAAGATCAGCCGGAAAACGGACGGCACGACTCTGGTGCAGGATGACGCCATCGCCAGCAATGTGGCGGTGCCTTTGGACCAGTGGTTCTACAAGTCTTTCGTGATCCGTGATGGTGAAGGCAGCAAGTCCTTCCAGGAACTCACGAACATCTACCTCCGGCCGGCGATGCAGGCCATCGCGCGAGGCATCGACCGTTCCCTCCTGGGGCGGATTCACGCTTACCTCGGCGATCCGGCGGCTCGTGTCGGCAAGCTAGGTGGCCTCGATTCCACGACGGCTCAGGATTACGTTTTGGACGCCCGTGAGCGTCTGAACGTTAACAAGGCCCCGATGGATGGTCGTCGGTTGGTCATGGCTCCCACAGCCGAGACCGCCATGCTGAAGACTCCTATCTTCCTGAAGGCTAATGAGCGCGGCGACGGCGGGACGGCGCTGGAGAATGCGACCCTCGGCCGCGTCCTCGGCTTCGATACCTTCATGTGCCAGAACGTCAACTGCGTTCTGACTGGGACTGAGAACGAACTTTTGGCAGTCAATAGTGATGCTCAGGCGGCCGGGTACGCTGGCGACATCGACATCGTTATCACCGGTTCCGCTGGTGAGTTTCTCAACATTGCTGGTAATGACCAGCCGACCTGGATGCTTGACGCGACTACGGGCCATGTTATCCTGAATGAGCCGCTCAAGTACGGTACTGGGGCCACGGCCGTGGTTACGCATTACAAGAAGTGCGCGAACGAAGCCACGGATCGGGCCGCTGGTTACAGTAAGGCTATGACGTTCACGCATACGGCCTACAAGTACCTGCAGGTGGGCCAGTTGCTTGCCTTCGGTGCCACGCTGCTTGGCCGTCATACCTACACGATCATCGAGGTGACGGTGGTTGATTCGACTCACACCACGGTCCTCTTGGATCGGCCGTTGGAGGCAAATGTGCTGAGTACGGCTGAAGCTTATCCCGGGCCGAAGGGTTCGCTGAACCTGGCGTTCCATCGGGACGCCTTGGCCCTGGTCACTCGCCCCCTCGCCCTCCCGGACACCCGGATGGGCGTCATGGCCGCCGTGGTCCCCTACAACGGGATCGGGATGCGCGTCTTGATGCAGTACGACATCAACGCGGGCGGCGTGGTCGTCAACTGCGACATCCTCGCGGGTGTGGCGGTTCTCGACAGCGGGCTGCTCGTGCCGGTTCTCGGCTAATCTTGCCTGAGTGAGTTCTGGTTACCTGTCCGGGATGAACCCGGACAGGTGACCTTTCTTAACCCAGTTTATGGGTGAATGGAGATGCCTTATGGACTTGCTCTTTGCGCAGGCAGCCGGTGATACGTTTATGGACATGGTTGTCCTTCTCAAACAGTACGGCCCGTTGATTCTGGTTACAGCCTTCTTCCTCTGGCAGGGTTGGGTCCGTGAATGCCGCATGACGAAGCGCATCGAGACTCTGGAAGACGGACAGCGGAAGGTTCTCATGCCGCTGGTGGAACGGTGCGCTGACGTGATCGCTCAGAACACGTTGATGATGGAGCGATTGGAGAAAGCTATGGACGGGCGATTCGAGTGTCCTCTTCGGAACAAGTGTCCTCAATCGTAGTTGGCGTGCTGCTATGACGTACCCCGCCAGCTACAACTTGAACCTGCAGATTCGGCGCGTCCTGTATGCGCTGAAGCGCCAGTATGGCGGCATGATCGACGTACACAAACTGCTGGATTCGCAGACGGATGTTCGCACGGGCCAAAAGCAGCAGACTGTCCAAGTAACACGCATTCTACGGGCTGTGATTCTGCCGGGGCACACCGCTCGGAAGGCAGTTCGCGGAATCTCTCTCATCTCGGTCAACAAGACTCTGGTGATGGGTGGCACGTATGACGCTCAAGAACGGGACTTCATCATCGAGCGTCGGGACGTGCCTGTTTTGTCGGGGCTCACGGCGGACGATTGGATCGTCTACAGCGGACGCAAGTATCAAGTTGCCGAAGTGGAGGCGTTCGAATTCGATGTCGCATGGATCA